AGGGGTTCGTGTTGGCGATGACGATTTTGTGATCCGTGAAAATGTTCGAAAAGGAGGCGTTCCCGGTGACTTGGAACACATTGGAAGCCGTGCTGTCTCGAATCACGACGTTCGAACCCACGTTGATGCCCTCCCCGGCGGTGAAATACTCGCTATAGGTGTTGGCGACGTTATACACCGAGTACACGCCGTCGTCTTGTAAAAACACGTTCGCACCGACGACCAAGTGGTGGTCGGGGTGGGGATTCGTGTTCGACCCCGCGGTGAGGGCGTTGGAGGCCCACAGAGAGCCGTAGACGTGCACGTTCACCCTCTCGCCATTCACGGGTTCGATAGTCATGTTCGTCTCCGCCGGACCATTGTTCGTGCGACCGATGGCCAACTCCTCTCCACTCGCACTGTGCAGGTAACCCACCAAAACGTTTGATGTGTTATATTGGTGAAAGATGATCGCCGTATCGTTGTCTTGCCCCCCGTTCACACCCACCTCTATGATGGAATTCTCTATGGCTAAGTTTTCTTGTTGCGAGTATTCGGAGTTATCCGTGATGATGACATTCCCGGTGACGTATAAATTCCCCGTGATTCTAAAATTATTCGCCACCGCGTTGACGTTCCCCTTGAGGTCGAGCACGTTCGACCCCAAATCTGACAAAAGAATGTTCGAACCGAACGAGAGACCGTCGATGGCGGTGACTTTTTGTGCCAAAATATTCCCACTCACCGTGAGGACGTCCTCCGCGTCGTCGTCTATGATGACCTTTTCCGTGGTAAATCCCGAAGAGACGATGCTGTCGGCCTGCACTCGACCTCTGGCGACGACGAGATTCGTCGCCGCTGGATTTAAATCGACGAAGAACTTGTCCCCGATATCCAGGTCGTGTGTCGGGTTGATGTTATTGATACCGATCGCCTGATCGACGAATAACCTGTCCATTCGGGTATCTTTGAACACTCGCATGGTGAGACCATCGTCTCGGTAATCATCCATCCACAGGTTAGAGCCTAGTTCGAAGTTGTGTGTTGGGTTGAATATGGTGTCATTTCTCAACACCAGGTTGCTCGAGAACAAATTCGATGCCTCGACATCTCCTGTGAAGAGATTCTCGATGTTCCGAACCTGGTTCTCGACATTTTGTGGATCTAACCTCTGCAGGTAAATCTGGTCGAGTTTACCGGTATTACCAATGAACGGCATCCTACTACTTTAGTGGACGAAAATTTATTTTACGAAAACAAGATACCCCCGAGGCCGTTCGAAATTCTCAGGACTTGCCAAGACACCGCGAAGACACGAATGTCGTTCTCCGCCATGTTCGTTCGTTCATCCCCGACCTCGATGTCGCGGAGGATGAGTTTGCTCTCCCCGAGCATGGAGAAATTGCACGCCCCGGGGGAGGTGTAATCGCTCGCGTCTCTGCAAAAGTGGAAGGCGTAGAATCTGGTGTAGAACGGACACTTGTTGACGTCATCGAAGGAGATGATCCCATGTTTGCTGTGCATGTAGTTTTGGACCACGTGATGATACATCGGTGTCATTTTCTCAAACAGGGGGGTGCCGTTGATGAGGAGGTCGCTCTCACTGAACGTAAAGCGGTCGTTGACGTCGTCCTCTTGCAGTGACCTGAAGCCGAAAAACAGGGAGCGCACGGGGTGTTGGAATTGCGACAATTGAATGGATTCGATGGACGACGTGATGTCCGTGATGACGTTTTCTTCGTTTCTGGTGACCACCCGATTTTCCATGGAGTGCACGAGATTTTGAACTTGGGTAATCATGAAATCCATCGGCCGACTCACGAGGGACGCTCTCTCCGCGGTGTCGAGCCAGATGGCGTTGACGTAGAATTTCGCCTCCTTCTCCGCCGACGTGAGGGTGGCCAGGTGGGTGGCGTCCCAGTGGATGACGATTTTGCACTCGTGCATGGAGAGCGCACACAGGGGGAGGAAGGCGTTGGTGTTGCACCAAAAGAAGTGCAAGGGCACGAAGTTCTCCGTCGTTTGCGTGGTCTTGTTGTTCAACTCCTGCGAACGCGTGTACGTGTCGGCCATGTAATTCCCCCAAATGTCCGCCAAGAATTCGTACGGGTGGCTGTCGATCTTGACCCCACCGATGTAAAAGTCGATGGTTGAACCGTAAAACATCTTCGTCGCGATGTGATCGCCCTCGAACCACGCACCGTCGACGAGGTCGGCGATGGACGGGAACACGACGGTGTTGTCCGTCTCCGTGAGCGTCTTCACATATCTCGGCGCCTGAGAGAACGGGGTGCGGCGCTTGAATTTAGTGCGGTAGATGCTCGAGTCGAGATCGTTCGTGTCCAAGTAGGCATCTTGGATGCCCTTGCTCGTCAATACGATGGTTGACATTACTACTGTTAACGTGAGATTACATTTTGAACAAGAATTTTCCACTCGGGAAATCGTCAGCCTTGGGCTGTTCCCTCGGGGCGTGAATTTTGAACCCACCCTGTTTGTACACCTTGAGCCTCTTGTAATACATCGCCACCAAGATGCTCCACTCGTCGCGTATGTCGTAAATGTGTGGATTGTTGTTTTTGCCTTTGGTCTCTCTCATCACACGGCCGATAGACTGCACTATGTCACTCTTCGGGGTGGCCAAAATCACCGTGTCGAGGGCTGGGATGTCGAGTCCCTCGTGGGCCTGGCTGAAGGTGGCCATGATGATTTTCTTCTCACTCGACGCCTCGAGGTCTTTCTGTTTCATCCCACCCATGTACAACCCGCTCGTCTTCGGGAAACACTGGTGAAGCATCTCACAGTGCGCCCTGCGGTCGCTGAGGACCAACAGACGCCTGGTCCCCGCGCTGGCTTTTTTAATGAGTTTCACCAACATCTGGTTCCTGTCCCTGCACTCCACGAGTTCGGTGATCATGTTCACCAAGGATAATTTCCCCGTCCGAGTGCACGGTGGTGGGTTTTTGAACATCGGGTGTTCGTACTGCACGCAAAACATTTCGACGTCGGCCTGGTTTTTCCTCTCCACGGCGAAAAAGGTGGGCCCCATGAACCAGTGAAGCACCTTCGTGAGACCGTCCTTCCTCTCCGGGGTCGCGCTGAGGCCGTAGATGTGTCGCGGGCACATTTTGAACAACGACTGCGAGAACACCTTGGCGCAAATGTGGTGCGCCTCGTCCACGATGACCGTGCCCACGCTGTCAAAGTCACCGAATGAATACTCCTTCTGGGAGAGCGACTGCAACATGGCGATGACGAAATCACACCCCTCCACCTCTTTTTTGTTTTGTTGGACGATTCCAATCTTCGCACCCGGGACGAACTGTTGGATGCGCTCCCTCCACTGGTCGGCGAGGAAGGACTTGTGGACTATGATCATCGTTCGGTAGCCGAGCCTGCACGCGATGGCTAACGCCACGGTGGTCTTCCCATACCCACATGGAAGAGAGAGCACACCGTGCCCTGTTTCCACAGCCTTATTAAATGCTTCCACCTGACGGGTGGCCTCTCGAAGTTGTCCGTGGAACTCGATGTCGACGCGCGTGGGTTCGGGTCGCTTGTCTTCTTCGATGGGTCGGTCGGGGAGAAAATATCGGGGAATGCACACCCGGTTTTTAGTTGCAGGTCTAAAAACTTTGAAAGGCGGTGGAGGGAATCCATATTCATCATTCACGATCGCTCTTACCGTCAATTGTTTTTTTATTTCAGACGACGCCTCCACGAGACACCCCGACCGAGTGACGATCATAGTTAAAGATAATGCGCGCCAATTCTCTATCCATGAGCAAGGTTGACGTCAAAGAAAACATTAAAAACATCATCACCCAAATCGATGGGTTGACGAAAGAATTGTTTCGATTGGAAGGTTCACTCCGGGTTTTTCAAGAGTTTGAGAAGAACGGGGTCCTCTTCGTCGACGTCCCCGAAGAGGGGAAGGAGGAGGAAGAGGAGGTTAAAGAGACTTAGGTGTTTATTATGTAATGCCCAGGGTACTCTCCATTGATATCGGTTTTCACAATCTCGGGCTTGTCTTAGCGTCTTGGTCGCGAAAGAACGAACCCCTCGAGGTCGAGATTGCGAAAAAAATTTCACTCGAGGACTACAAATACATCGCACCCTCGAATGAGATCGCCCACTTAGTCCCACTTTTCGTCGACGCACACAAAATTCTTTTCCAGAGCGCCGATGTAATCCTGATCGAGAGACAACCTCCGGGTGGATTTACTAATATTCAAACCCTCCTCCATTACATGTTCATCGACAAAGTCATCCTCGTGAGCCCGGTGTCCATGCACACACACTTCGGGATGGGTCACCTGAACTACGAACAGAGGAAGGAGCGCGTGGAGTCCATCGCGTCGCGTTACGTCACCATCGAAGAGGAGAGGAAGCACGACATCGCGGATGCCCTGTGTATGATCGTATATTACAAATTTAAAACGGATGTGCACATATTTGATCGGTTTCGGTTCCGTTTGTGAGTCTGTGCACGGACATGGCGACGAGGGTCAAGAGACCGAGCGTTTCCGCGGTGAGGAAAAAGTAATCGACCGCGGTCCTCCTCGCGCGCATGAACACCCTGTGCGCCTTTTCAAACTCTGAATCAAAATATTTGGGTATTTTGATTCCGAGACGTGATAGTTCTCTCTCCTGCACGAGGAGTTTTTTAATTTTTCGCGGGTACTCCATCACTACTTACGTAACTTATCGTAAGCATTCTTTATTTTACGAAACGTGTTCGCGTTACCACCCTTGTCCGGGTGGAACTTCTTCGACAGGGTGAGGAAGGCGCGTCGAATGGTCGCCTTACTCGCCCCCGCGGGGACGCCCAATATGACGTGGGCGTTTTGTGCGCGATTGATTCTGTTGCGCTTGGATATCGCACTCGCGCCCGCACCCGCACCGCGTACGCGTAAGTACTTTTCAACGCGTTTGCCCGTCGTCTTGGGATGTTGTTGACGCCGACGGGGTATCGTGTACTCCCACTCCATGGGAACTACGGCCATATGTCATATGTGGAGATTTTTTCATTTAGAGGAGGCCTTCTTCGCGGAGGCGATTGTTGATTCGATTGTTGATTTCTTTTGGACTGAGACCCAACAACTTGAGTTGTCGCCTCATGCGCTTCACGCGCTTGTTCGCGTTCACCTCCTCGACAGCCTTGCGCTTCGCCGATTGAGCCACTTGGGCTTGGAGTTTCGCGACTTGGGCGTTCGCGGCCGCGGCGGCGGCGTTCGCAGCCTTGGCCTTCTCGGCGGCAGCCTTGAGGCGCTTGGAGAGCGTCGCGCGCTTGGCCTTGGCGCGGTTGGCGCGAGCCTTCTTGGTCGCAGCCTTTTGTTCGTTGGTCTTGCGCGCCTTGCCCTTGTTAGAGCGTTCCTTGCGCTCCTTCGGCACGAATTTCGGGAGGTTCTTGTTCCTGAGGATGGCATTCACCAATTCCGCGCGCGTCAATCGGTGCGACGGCGGCGGGGTCTTCTTGAACTCGGCCAAAAGCGCCTTCACCGCTTCGGTGCGCTTCTCGACGGAGACGACCGGGAGGCCAAGGCTCTTCGCCTTGTTGCGAAGTTTCTTGTAGGAAACGCGGCCACCCTTGGAGTTGACGTTACCCGGCAAAGTCACGCGCTTGTACGTCGTCTTACCGCCTCGGGTGCCTCTGCGGACGCCCTTTCGGGTGGCGACGCGACCCTTGAAGAGGAGTTGCTTGACGCCGTTTTTGTTTTCCTTGTAGGTCCAGTTGTTGGTGGACATCTTGAATGTTTTTTGGTATTATTTATGGAGAAAATAATTTTCATTCACCCATGAGGTAACTGAATGAGCGCTTGAGTTTGCAGAGAGGCCAAGGCCACCACCACATCGTCTTACATTATGCAGGTAAAAGAACACGAGATGTAAAACGCTTCGAATCCCAGTCTCCTGAGTTTCCTCGCGGCCGCCCTGGCGCGCTGGCCTGTGTTGCAGTACACGAGGATGACTCCGTCCCTGGGGAGGGTGGATGTGGATTCCTCGTCGATGTCCCCGACGGGGATGTTTCGCGCACCTGGGTAATGTCCGATGTTATACTCCGTGCGCGTTCGAACGTCGACGATGGCGGTGATCACACCGGAATCGATCAGGTCCATCGCCTTCTGTGGGGACACCAAGTACTTTCCAGTCATGGTGTAGAAATACATTACAAAGAGAACGACCAACGCCACGTAGAGCAGCATCATTATATATTTCGTGAGAATAAAAATATACATCATTAGTAATATGGCTGAAGAGCCCGTGTTCGACGTGACATTCTCTCTGGCCTACGTGGTCTCATTCATCGTCGTGGCCATTTTGATTTTTTCGTTACCCTTCGGCTTCGTCCCCGGCACAGACCTCTACGTGATTCGTCAATACAAGTGCGTGGAATACCTGAAAAAGACGAAGGCTTTCGCCGATCGCGTCAGGGCGGGTTTCATTATCACAGACGTCGGTTTCGAAAATTGGCGAACGCTGTGGCAAGGAATCGAAGAGGGCATCGACCGAGATTTCGACCCGGTGTTCGCCCTCAGGGGTCTGACGAAGAAGACCACGAGTCAGGTGTTGAGGAAATACGTGGAGAGGGGTGAATCCGACAGGGACATCATCTTACAACACTACTCACACAAACCGTAACTTAAATTTAGAAGCCATGAACATCTTGGCCTGGGTGATCGACGGGAACGACCACAGGAGCCACCTGGACCAGAAGCCCGCGGTGTACAGGCCGGAGATCGTCCAGGTCTCTCTCATGGACTTGTCCACGCGAAGCATCTCTCTGTGGATGGTTTTCACGTCCTCCTCTCTCCGCACGCGTTTAGACACAATCCCTCCGTGTCTAACCACGTACGAACGCATGCGCACGGGATTCTTGTGGATGGTGTAATCGCTGTACCCCTTGGCACCGAAATCCACGGCTCGTTTATCGGGGAATACCACCCTGTATTTGTGTTTCACACTCGGACTTTTCGTGAGTTTGACGGTCAACATCTTACTATGGTCGGTGAAAATTAATTACATTTGGAGCAATACTTTTCCTTCGCCGGGGCCGGGCCTCTCCCACCGGCGGTGCGACCGCGCAAGAGGAGGACGAGGGCGAGGACGACGATCACACCGGCGTTGCGTTGGCCGAGTTGCTTTCTGTAAAAGTAGGCGAGGAGGATGGCGGCGACGTAGATGTAGTCGGCGGTTGACAGACCGATGTCGCTCCAAAATCGCTTCTCGAGGGTGTTCACCTCCGGGGTCTTCTCTGGAGCGTACTTTTCTTGCTTGTATCCGGGCATTTTTAATATGTACTGAGAAAATATGTTGTGGTTACTCCCAGTGATCGCCGTGGTGTACGATTTCACCAAAGACCCGATCGACCGTTTGTATTTCCAAAACCCATGGCGACCCGTGGTGGGCGTCAGAAACGCCCTCGTGGATTTGGCGTTTTGTGCTTCGAGGCACAACATAAAAGATTACCCAGGGTTGTGGACTTTAGAGGCACACTGGAAAAACATCCGGGAGGAGTTTCACTCCTTACGAGATTCGGTGCCTAAATATTTTTTCCACGAACTCGATGATTGGTTTCCCCACAATGAAAAATATTACTACCATAAAATTCAAGACTTTCCAAAACTAAAAAGATTGGTAGAACGAATCCCGTGTGTGGACAAAACCACGGGGGTGTTGGCCATCATGGAGGGCCCCTCGTCCCTCCCCCCGCACAGGGCGGAGTCCAACCTTCAACTCCGCTACCAACTCACCCTCGAGGGAACGGGCGACAGCGTGTTGCTCACCAAGCGTGGCTCTCACCGACAGAGCCCGGGTGAAGCCTTCCTCTTCGATCACGGGCGGTACCACGCGGTGGAAAATTCCGGGGAGGGGTGTCGAGTGGTTTTGATTTTGGACATAAAAAGATTGTTCTGATTGATTAGTAAATATGGACCTCTTCAGACAACGATTGGACCTCGGGAGGGAACGGTACGGCCACGGTGTCAGGTCGACCGACGACACGCGAAAGTGGGGGACACCAAGGAATTCGTGGATGGACATGTGCCTCGAAGAACTCCTGGACGGGGCGATCTACGTGTGCGCGGATTACATTCGATTCAACTGGGTCGATGGACAGGTGGGGCACGACGACAACGACATAATCTTGGATTTGTTGGAGCACCCTGAACAAATGTCCTCCTCCTCCCCGAAACATTTCAAACTCGTGATGACCCTGAAGGGTTTGATACAAATGACATCCACCTAAAGATAATAGAATGATAATGTAATAAATGAAGCCCCTCCTCAAATGGGTGGGTGGAAAATCACAAATCATCGACGACGTGCTTTCCCACTTTCCCCGGCGCATACGCACCTACCACGAACCTTTCGTCGGGGGTGGCGCAGTCCTCCTGGCCGCCCTCTCCGAAGACACGATTCACATCGACCGCGTGCGGGCGAGCGACAATAACCCCCACCTCATCGCCTTTTACAAACACATCCAAAGTGACCCCGTGGCTTTACACGCGGCCATCGAGAGGGTGTTCACGGCGTACGACGCGAGTGAGAAGGAGGAGTTTTATTACGCACAGAGACAGAAGTTTAGGGACGCACCCCCCTCCGTGGAGAAAAGCGCCCTCCTGTTTTTCCTGAACAAGACGTGTTTCCGCGGGCTTTACAGAGAAGGCCCGAATGGATTCAACGTCCCGTACGGGCACTACAAGACCACCCCTAAGTGGCCGACGTTGGGAGAACTCCAAGCCATGCAGGCGATGCTGCGTCGCGTGGAGTTTGAGGTGTGTGATTTCTCAGTGGCACTGAGTCGGGTGGAGGAGGGTGATTTCGTCTACGCCGACCCACCGTACGCGAAGGAGACGAAGACCTCGTTCGTTGGCTACAACACGAATGGTTTCGACCAAGACGCCCTCTTCGAGGCCCTCACGAAAACAATCTTCTGCATGAGTAACGCGAATGTTCCATGCGTCCGCGATTTTTTTAAAGGCTACTACGAGGTACGTATTGTCAAGGCGCGTCGCGCAATCAATAGCAAAAACCCCGAATCGACCACGACCGAGGTTCTGGTCACGAACGTCGGCAGTCAATCGAGGCACGGGTGCGGGAGGGTCGAACACGAATAGACACGGTCTTCCATTTGAGAGATGTGTGTGCCCTCGGGTGTACACGGTGGGACACGGTGCGAGGGTCGGTGATTTTTTGTTCCTCAAACAAAATGATTTCAAAAAACACATGCAGGGCACGTCGACGAGTCGATTGTTTAAACCCGACGGTGCGTACGTGACCGACGATAGAGAGACGGTTGTGATTTTAGAGTGTAAATACCAGAGTGTCCCCGGGAGTGCGGACGAGAAGATTTTGAATTCACCCACTAAATTAGCCCTGTACAAGCGCGCGTATCCACGGGTCAAGCGGTGGCGTTACATCTTAGTGTTGTCCGAGTGGTTCAAGCAACCGAAGTACGAGGAGTGGCTGGACGTCTTGCGCGAGCACCCGGAGATTCACGTGTGGTTCGCGACTCGCACGGACGAGCCACACGTAAAGTTTGAGGTCGACACGGACGGTCGCGTGAATCTTCTTTTGTGTGATTATGTAATATCGTAGATATCTTCAATCCAACTTTCGATTTGTTCAATCTTCTCATCTATGTTTTCCCTCGTGCGACGTCTGAATCTGTTTTCGATCACCTTGTATGACCGACACACCCGAGCGAAAGCCTTCTCGAAGTCTTCCCCCCTCTTTCCGATGTGCACGTTGTTCGCCTCGCAGTACTTCTTCAACGCGGCTGGATTGTATTCGTCAATCTTGATGTTGTGTATTTTGCAGTAATGTTTCACGCAAAACATCTTCGTGTACTTGCTGACCCTTTGCATCGGTTCCATCTCCATCTTGAGATTCACGAGATACGCCAACTGATTTTCCAAGAAATCGATATCATTCGTGAGCGCGCTCGTGCAGTAGATTCGTTCGAAATATTCGTCGACGTCACTCCTCTCATCAGGGTTGGCGTGAAGGGACACTATGGGGTGCTCGTAATCAAAGAGGGTCATAGCCTTTTCCTTGTCGGTGTATAACTTTCGCATTTTTTCACAAAATTTTAGGTAGGCACCTTCTGGAAGGACGTTTGAATGTTCATCGATGATTTGCATAACAGCCTTGAGATCGTCCATCTTACGATTGCGTTTGAAAATATCTTCACTCAACGACGCGCGCGATCGACATGACAGGAACGCTGTGGTCGGAGGACGAGCACGCCGCCTTCCTCCGTGGACTGAAAGTCTTTGGGAAGGGAAAGTGGAAAGACATCTCTCGGCACTTCGTCGTCACGCGCACGCCGACGCAAGTGGCGTCGCACGCGCAGAAATATTTTATCCGGATCGAAAGAAAAACGAGGGGTCGCAGGAGGAGGAGCGTATTCGATCACAAGGAAGAGGGTACCGATGAGAATAACCCCCCTCCTGTGCCTTCCCCGGCCCCGGCCCCGGTCCCGGATCCTGCGCCGGCCCCGGATCCTGCGCCGGCAACGGTACCATCACCGTCCGAGTGCGTCGCATTGCAGAACGCGGCGTCCTTCTGGATGCTCGTCGCTTCGCACTATAACCAGATTCGGTTTCAGATCCCAACGCGCACGCACGAAATTCGAAAACCGATTCCCCTCAGAGACGCGTCAAATGTAATGCAAGCCTTGTTAAAATAAACGTCACTTCTCTCCACGCCGCGTACACATGTCTCGTGCCACCCCCGCCGCCGCTCGCTGCTGCTTTCAAGACTGCCGCGCACCCCTTCGCGCTACGGAAGGTAACGCCGCGTATCCCATCTACCCGACCGGTGCCCTGTGCTGCGACGCGTGCAGCGTATCTAAGGTGGTTCGCGCGCGCGCCGCGATCGTTCAACGATCGATGGATTTCGTTTCAAACTTGTGCGACGAATAAAACTCTACACTATGGTAGTTTTTAATCAAATCGAGAACCCACTTCCCCTCCACGACTTCCTCCGCGATCAACTTGTGCTTCAGAGATTCGAGGTCGGCACGGTGCTCGACGAGCAACTCGCGCGTCTCGTCGTAGAGTTGCTTCACGAGGGCGTCGATCTCTCGGTCGAGTTGGCGCTTGCTGAACTCCGAGAGGTTGGCGTAATCGTAGTTGTGTTCACCGAATCCCCACTCGGTGACCATGCGACGTGCCAGGCTGTACACCTGTTGATAATCTCCGGACGCCCCGGTCGTTATGTGTTCGGCGCCGTACACAATCTCCTCGGCCACCCTCCCCCCGAGGGCGACTCGAATCTTTGAGTAGAAATAATCTTTCGAGTACAAGTCGATGTCTTCGTTCGGTTGGAAAAAAGTTATTCCCCCGGCGTCCCCCCTCGGGATGATGGAGACCTTGCGGAGGGTGTCGTAGTGTGACATGAGGGCACCGACGATGGCGTGTCCCGCCTCGTGGTACGCGATCAGGTCCTTCTTTGTGTGCGAGATAACCGCGTCCCCTCTGGCTCCGACGACGAGGCGCTGGAAGGTGTCCTCGACGATCTCATTAGTGATTATTCCCGCGTTGTCATAGCCCGTGACCGAGGCGATGGCACACTCGTTGAGCATGTTTGCCAACTCGGCCCCGGAGAACCCGGTGGTCTGCGCGGCGATGGTCGAGAGGTCGACGTCGGGGGCGAAAGTCTTTCCCTTGGCGTGGACGCCGAGGATGCGCTCCCTCCCCGCGCGGGAGGGGAGGGCGACCTCTATCTTCCGATCGAACCTCCCCGGGCGGAGGAGGGCGTCGTCCAAGATGTCGATTCGATTCGTCGCGGCGAGGACGATGATTTGCGAATCTTCGTCGAATCCATCCATCTCGGTGAGGATTTGGTTCAGCGTCTGTTCTCTCTCGTCGTTCGAACCCGGTCCCCCGGATGATCGTTGTTTTCCAATTGCATCTAATTCATCGATGAAGACGATGCACGGTTGGTGTTGGCGAGCGAGGGCGAAGAGGTCGCGCACTCTCTTGGCCCCGACGCCCACGAACATCTCCACGAACGAGGAGGCGGAGCAGTCGATGAATGGGACGGCGGACTCCCCCGCGATGGCCCTGGCGAGGAGGGTCTTCCCCGTGCCCGGAAGACCCGTGAGCACCGCGCCCCTGGGAATGCGCGCACCGGAGGCGACGAATTTTTCGGGTTCACGGAGGAACGTGACGATTTCCTCCAACTCCCTCTTGGCGTTGTCGATGCCCTCGACGTCGGAGAGGCGGGCGGTGACTTCTCGGTCCATGGCGAATTCTTGTTGCATCATGGGAACGCCACCACCTCCACCCCTCATCATGCCAAACATGGAACGGAGGAGGACGAAGAAGAAAAACACCACGAGAAAAGTTGAAAAGTTTTCGAGGAAAGACGCCGGTGGTGGGTCCAGGTTGATTCGAACGTCCGCGTCGGAGAGGGTGAATGATTTCCACAGTTCCGGGTTCGCGACGACCTGGGCGTCCACGACCTCTCCCTCCTTGGTGAGGTACTCGGCGATTCCAGAGTTCGGTTTGAACACGACCTCTTGCACTTCCTTCTTATCGAGAGAACGGATGAATTGCGAGTAGGTCGAGTGCTTCTTCTCCACTTTCGTTATTTTCGGAGAGGGTGCAGTTTTGGGCGCAAATATTGAAAACATCGTTTCAACTTATTACAAGCGGCTACTTTTTTCTGAGACACATTTGTCCATCGATGACGCCACCCTTGACGATTTCCGTGACTTTCTGGTATCCCGTCACGAAACCTTGAAGACCTGCGGTGGGGCAGATGGGGTCCGGGCCGAAGTCGTCGAAGATCATGTACCCCCCTTTCTTGAGTTTGCGAAAGGCGAGGACGCCGTCTTCCATGGCGAATTCGGGTTCGTGGTTACCATCGATGTAGATGAGGTCGAAATACTCATCCGGGAGTTTCGGTATCGTCTCATGCGACAGCCCCCTGTGGACGTGAATTTTTTTCAATTGTTCCTCGGGGAGGGTGTCCTTGTTTTTCAAGAATTGTTCGTAAATGGAATCTTGTT